CCCCCCCCCACCGCCTCCTCTTGGGCCACCACCTACAGCACCAGCGCCAACAGCTGTTGCTGCTGCTGCTGTAGCCCCCACACCAGCAGCAACAGCTCCACCGACTGCAGTTCCTGCCGTAGCAGCCACTGCAGCCCCACCAACAGCACTCCCAACACTCCCCACTGCTCCAACTATTGCCCCTGTGGCAGCAGTCCCTGCCGCAGCCGCAGCTCCTGTTGCAGCCCCAGCAGCACCTATTACTGCGCCACCTACAGTAGTCCCCGCCACAGCTGAGCCAGCTGCACTCGCAGCAGCTATTGCACTTGCTCCAGCTGAAGTGCCAGCGATAGCACTTCCTGCAGCACCTACAGCATAGCCCGCACCATAGCTGATAGCGGTGTCCTTAGCCACGTCGACCGCAGCATCTCCGACCTTTTTATCGCCACTGATTACATCTACAGCATTTGTCGCCATACTAAATCCCGCACCATATAATGCTCCGGTTCTTCCTGCCTGCATACCAGCTTTGTGAGCGGCAGCAACTTTAGGTACAACAGTGGCTGTTTTCGCACCTGTTATTTCAGTTTCCATTTGCATCGCCTTGGATAAGGCCTTTACTTCCTCATTAGTGATATTGCCTTGAACAACCTTAACCCCTTGAGCCTTCCCCTCTCTAGCCAATTGTTCAAAATAAGGATTCCCTTTATCAACAATTACAGTCTGACCTTTATATTTAGCAAAATCAATTTGCCCAGGTTTATACCCCATCTTCATTTGTTGCATATATTTATGCCCGTTTTTTCCAGTATATATCAGGTCAGCAGGACCGTTGTTATTTACAACGGATGTAGCTTTACCGCTAGCCGAAGCCTCTGCAGCTTGCATTTCTTCTGCTACAAACCCTTTAAACCCCTTTTCGCCACCTCGCATTGTATTAAGCTGGCTGAGCCCTTCTCCCATCTTTCCCATACTTTCAATTCCAGCAGCATTGTCCACAACTGATTTAGCAGTTGTTACTCCAGCTGTTTTACTCTTTGCCATAGATGAACCTCTCCTTCCAATGCTTAATAAAAAAGTTAGTATTGTATTAGTTCTCTTTCTGTGTAATTTTTCCTGCTTGATTAGGAAAAAAATCCCAGAAAGCATCATACATAATCTTCTCCCAAAAGCAACTAAATCTTCGCGTATTGGGAATATGTTTCACTGCACTGCTTCCAAAAGAAAAGATGGAATCCTCGCCGCGAATTATACCCCAATAAAAAGACACAGGATAATTGCGCCTATCAGCATCAAGAGCAAAAGTTTTTGGTAAGTTCATAAAAAGAACATAGAAGTCAGCGAATCAGATCTTCTTCAAAATACGGAGAAATATAATAAGGTGGCAACGCTCCTCCGTTGCACGCATCGAATCCTTCAAAACAACGCCCAAAATCGACACCTTGCTCAAACTCATGCAGCCGCTTGGATTGAAGCTCCAAGTAGCCGCACTCTGATTCAGAACTCGAATCACAGCAACAAAATTCCTCTCCCATCATAGACAGATGCGGAGGTATCATTCCCGCAGCGGATCGCACGGTCAAGTGCCATGATGAGTGCAATCACACCGTCGATCTTCTCCGTGGATTTTTCCTTGTCTGCCTTGATGTTCCCCGCAGGGTCGGTGCGAATGAAGATGTTGTCTGCCATCCAGCGCATGACGGGATGCCCGCCGTGCGCTATTTTCTTTTCCAGAGTCAGTTTCATCAACTCCTTGGTCGGCGGACTCATATCCTTGAAGCCCTGTCCGAACGGAACAACCGTGAAGCCCATCCCTTCGAGATTCTGTACCATCTGCACCGCGCCCCATCGGTCAAAAGCAATCTCGCGGATGTTGTACTTTTCGCCCAGTTTCTCGATGAAAGCCTCGATGAAACCGTAATGCACGACATTCCCCTCGGTGGTCATAAGAAAGCCCTGCTTCTCCCACACGTCATACGGAACGTGATCACGCCGCACGCGAAGGTCAATATTCTCCTCGGGAATCCAGAAGTACGGAAGCACGGCAAACGGCTCATCTTCCTCCATCGGAGGAAATACGAGCACGAACGCCGTAATGTCCATCGTGGAGGAAAGGTCAAGACCGCCGTAGCAGACACGACCCTCTAAGGACTCAGTGTCAACAGGGGCGGCACAGCTATCCCACTTGTCCATCGGCATCCACCGCACGGACTGCTTCACCCATTGATTCAACCGCAGCTGTCGGAAGCTGTTCTCCTCGGCAGGGTTCTGCCGCGCAGAGTCACAGGCTACCTGTACCTTGTCAATGCCGACCGTAATTCCGAGGGACGGATTCGACCGTTTCCAGACCTCCGGGTCTGTCCAATCCTCATCCTCCTTCGCTCCGTAGATCACGGGATAGAAGGTCGGGTCGATCTTTCGCCCTTCGAGAATGTCCTTCGCTTTCTGGTGCGTCTCGTAGCAGATGGACTGCGTATCCGTCCCTGCCGTGGTGATGAGGAAGTAAAGCGGCTGCATACGCGCATCGCCGGAACCTTTCGTCATAACGTCAAAGAGCTTGCGGTTCGGCTGTGTATGCAGCTCATCAAACACGACGCCGTGAATGTTGAAGCCGTGTTTCGAGTAGGCTTCTGCCGAAAGCACCTGAATAGAAGCTGTTCGTCGGCAGATAGACCATACGCTTCTAGGAGGCGAGGATCTTCACTCGCTTGCTGAGGGCGGGACACATCCGCACCATATCGGCTGCGACCTCAAATACGATGCTCGCCTGCTGACGGTCGGCGGCACAGCCATAGACTTCGGCACGTTCCTCCCCATCGCCGCAACAAAGGAGAAGTGCAACGGCGGCGGCAAGCTCTGATTTTCCTTGTTTCTTGGGAATCTCAACGTATGCCGTGTTGAACTGCCGATAGCCGTTCGGCTTCAGAATTCCGAAAATGTCTCGGATAATGCGCTCCTGCCAGTCAATCAGCTCGAAGGGCTTTCCTGCCCACGTCCCCTTCGTATGGCACAGGCACTCGATAAAGCCCACGGCGTAATCCGCAGCGGCTTTGTCATAGTGTGCGTCCTCTGCCATGAACTTTGTCGGTGTGTAGTCCGTCAGTTTCCGCAAGCAAGCACCCCCATCAAAAAAGAGCCGCCGTCAGCGACTCGAAATATCTGTAACGAGAAGCAGCCCCGAAGGGCTGTTTTCTTGTTCGGCGTGGCTTAGATGCGCTTCATGCACCAAGCCATCGCGTGCCCGCCGTCCTCGAAAAGCTCGGTGGCGGCTTCGACAAGGTTCAAGCGGCATTCGATGTCCGCGAAGCCCGACTCCTCCGGCGTTTCGACCATCTCGTAGATGGCTGCGTGGAAGCCCCAGCACTCCATCCCGACGACAAGGATCTGCTCGCCGTAGCGAAGGATCGCGCCGCTCGTCCCGAACCGCATCTCATCGAGGTGCTCCATCGTGGTGGTCTTCAGCCATCTTGCTTCTGCGCTATTCATTTTGTGTTCCTCGCTTTCTGTGTGTAGGTTGTTCCCTTCGATCATGTACATATATGTCTCTAAACGAGGAATATAGCAAGTCATATTTCGGATAAACTACACTTATTTTTCGAGAGAAACACAGCCCCGAAAGGTTGTGCTGAATCGCTGAAATCGTCGACTATTTTTCACCTGTGAGGATAAAGCGGATATATGCGGCACGGTCATCCTCGATGAAGCAGACGAGTTCGTAGAATCCCATCTCGAATGCCATGCGCTGCACGGCGGGAACGTCGAGCATATTCACCCGCCCGGAGTCGCGGATGTGCATGATCTGGGAGAAAATCTTCTCGCTCATGCCTTGCCGCCTTCCTGCACAATCTCGAAGCGGTCAACCCCGAGGATGATGCTCAGCGAGGAGCCTGTTTCCCATCGGACGAGAAGCTGCGCGGCATCGTCAACACCCAGTATCTCACCGAGCGTCCCCACAGGCGGCGCTTGCGGATCGTCCATCGCGAGGAGTTTCACCTTCGTCCCGCGCGGATACCGCTCTCGAAGCACGGCGATCTGCTCTCTACTCGGAAACCGCATGACGCTCATCTCCCTTCCGATGTCCGCTCTTAAACGCGCTGCTGCCCGTGAGGTTCTGCAAGAGAATCTTGCGGCTCACCTTGTAGGCATTTCCGATCATGCCAAGACGCAGGAGGAAGTAGCGGAATGCGTATTTCTCGTTGTCCACGATCTTCTCCTTTGCCGTGACACGCTTCTGCGTCCGTGCCATCTCGCAGAGCTTGCTGATAAACTCGGCGTATGCCTTTGCCGTCTCGTCGGTGATCGTGCCGTGCAGCCACGCAAAGGTGATGCGGTCATTGGTGAGCATGTAGGTCGCTTCCTTGATGTCGAAGGCGTGACGAATCAGCCGCCCCTTGCTCAGAAGGAGTGCGTCCAGATTCTGCAGTGCCGTCTCCGTGAAAAGGCTGCGCGGGAGGCTGATAGAAAGGCTATCCTCATCGGCTTCTGCCGCTTCCGTTGGGGTGGGAGCATTCGCCGTTTCCGTAAAGGTCGGCGTATCCACTGCCGCTTCCGTCCGGCTCGGCTCGTCTGCCGCTGTGTCCGCGCAGGAGGGCTCGTTTTCCCCATCCTCGGACGTAAAGCCCGCCTCGCGCACCGCCCGTCCGCACACGCGCCACCGTCGCTTCATCAGCCCCATCGTCGAAGCAAAGGCTGCCGTCCTTCGTGATCTCAAATGCGCCGACCTTGTAGGAAAAGCTCGGTGCGGCGCAGTAGACGAGCTTTTCGCCGACTGCCTTGCTGATGATCCCGACCATCGCCTTGCGCTCTTCCTTTTGGATGTTGTAATTGACCTTCATGGTGACTACCTCCTTCATGTACTTTGGTCATTACATTCATCACTCACGTGGGAAGAATTAGCAAGCGGATTCTGTTGTATACACCGACTCTATCTCATCAAATAGATCTTATGCCCATCATTTCCCTGCCGAGGATACCGTCATGCGTTCGAGCATCTTGCCTGTCATCCAGATCGCCCCGTCGATAACAAGCGGTAGGAAGATGCGGTCACGGAATCTGCACCATCCCGTTTCCTTCTCCGCGCTCTCCTTCAGTGCCGCCGTGTACGCCGCCGATACCTCACGCGCCGCGGGAAGCCCCTTCTCGTGCAGCCAGAGGACGGTCGCTTCCTTCGCTTCCGTCCGTACGAAGTCCCCTACATGATTCTTCAGTTCGTTTTGAATGTGTTCCAGTTTCATCTTCAACACTCTCCTTCATAGTCCGTTACCCCACGCGCAATGGCGCGGGCAAATTCATCCTGCCGGCTGCAGAGCAATTCTGCGTCACTCGCATGGTCAATAAATGCAAGTTCCACGAGTACGGCGACCGCATTGGTGTTGCTCAAAACATACAGACCGTTGACACCGGGCTTTGCACCCTTCACGCCGCGATCCACAATTCCGAGCGCATCCACAATCTGATTCTGGATGCAGCGTGCCAGTGTCTCCCCTGCGTCGCTTCCGTAGTAGTGCCAGACCTCCGTCCCGTTCGCACTTCCGTTACAGGCGTTGCAATGAATGGAGATAAACACATCGGCATCCACACGATTGGAAGCCGAGACTACTTCATGCAGACTGTCGGATTGAAGACTCCCCACAACTTCTACACCTGCGGCAGTGAGATAGCCCGCCACAAGGTCTGAGACATTCTTTGCTACGTCACATTCCCGCAGCCCATATCCACACGCGCCGGGATCTGGATTTCCGTTAGGGGCGTGCCCCGGATTCAAAAACACACGCATTATTCTTCCTCCTTCGGTTTCGGCACATCCTTGTAAGGGATGCGCTCGCCGTCGCGTTCCAAAAACACATCTTCGGCATTCCTTTCTCTGCTCTGGATGTACCGTTCGACCGCCACATCCACGAACTTCGGCTCAAGTTCCACGCCGTAGCAGACGCGCCCCAACTGGTCGCAAGCGATGAGCGTTGATGCCGAGCCGAGGAAGCCGTCAAGAACGATGCCATTCGTCTGCGTACACTGTTTGACAAGGTAGGCGATGAGCGGCACGGGCTTCGAGGATGGATGTCCATAGCCGTCCTTCTTTGAGTCCTTGATACGGTCAAAAGAGAACACCGTGGTCTGTTTCTGATCGCCGTGCCATCTGTGCCGACCGTCCTTCCTCCATCCCCAGATGATCGGCTCGTGGATGTACTTCCAATCCGTCCGTGTAAGGACGAGACGGTCTTTTTTCCACACGAGTCCCGCGCCAACTTTAAAGCCCGCATCCTCATAAGCGTCATGAAAGATGCGGGCTTTTGCTGTTGCGTAAAAAACGTAGATGGAAGCGTCCGTTGCCATCGCAGAATGAAATGCGGTAAAGGCAGATTTCAGGAAGTCGTAAGCGTCCTTGTCATTCAGATCGTCATTCTTGATTTTCCCCGATGTACTTTCGAGTTGGATCATATATGGGGGATCGGTGCAGACGAGATTGACTTTCTCGCTGCCAAGCAGACGCTCGTATGTCTCCGGCAGTGTGGAATCTCCGCAAATGACACGGTGCTTGCCGAGATGCCAGACATCACCAGAGCGAGAGACACAAGGTCTCTGAAGCTCTGCTTCCACATCAAAGTCATCTTCCTGTGCCTCACCGTCATCCAGTGAGAGCAGGTCGGCAATTTCCGCTTCGTCAAAGCCTGTGAGTGAGATGTCGTAGTCCATCCCCTGCAGGGCTTCCATCTCGACGCGCAGCATATCTTCATCCCATCCCGCATCAAGTGCGAAGCGATTGTCTGCGAGGATGTAGGCTTTCTTCTGGGCTTCAGTGAGATGGTCGACGAATACGCACGGCACATTCTCCATGCCCTCCGCCCGTGCAGCCATAACGCGCCCGTGTCCTGCGAGAATGCCATAGTCCTTGTCGATGATGACGGGACTGACGAATCCGAACTCGCGCAGGCTGCCGCGCAGCTTGTTGATCTGCTCGGGCGAATGCGTCCGTGCGTTGTTGGCATACGGAACGAGTCTCTCAATTGGAACGAGCTTCATCTCAGATGTTGTTTTGTTCAAATGACTTCCCTCCTTACTTTCTCGAACGCAGCAGCTGTTCCATCCGATCCTCCTGCGGAGAGCCGACGAATGTGGTGGTGCAGTTCTGCTTTACGATGTCGAAAATCTCATACCAGAGCAGATTGGACTGCTTCTGGATGCCTGTCCCATCTGGACGAAGGGGCTTGCAATCGCCCCTCCGGTGGTCGGATGCTTGCCTATGAGTCCGTATTGACTCATTGCCTCCTCGCACTGGATGAAGCGGGCAAATGCCTGTGCGTAGCTTTCAATCAGACGGGGATTCACAAGCCGCTCACAGCCGCGCTCCTTCAGCCACAGCCACGTCTCACGGAAAATCTCATCCGCGCCGAGCGGCTTTCCGTTTCGCTGCCGTGCAGACAGGAATTCGCTCGGTGTTGGCATCTCTTCCCCATAGAGGTCGGCGGCATCCACAAGATCTGTGCCGTCCAGTTCCGTCATGGGGAACTCCATGATGTGCGCCGTGCGCCCGCCCGCAATTTTGTCTGCCAGTGCTTCGGGTTTATCTCCCGCCCGGATGCGCCGTCCACCACGATTTGTACCGTCACGCGCCATCTTCTCCCCCCCTTCCCTTAATACCCCGTTTGAACCGACGTTTTTGTGCGTGTGCCCCCTCCCCGGTCAAGGATTGGCGCGGTTTTAGAGATTTGACCGCCCCCTAGGGGGACAATATTGTGTTGCATTTGCTTCACTTTTGCGTTACAATAACCAAAAGGAGGTTATGCACCATGTCCAAGACCGCAACAATCAATATGCGCATCGAACCGACAATCAAAGCGCAAGCTGAAACCGTTTTTTCCAGTTTCGGCATCTCCGTGACCGACGCCATCAACATCTTTCTGCACGCATCCATCATGGAGGGAGGCTTCCCCTTCCAACCGAAACAGCCCCGTTATAACAGGGAAACGCTTCTTGCCATGCAGGAAGCACGCGACATCATGGATGGCAAAATCGAGCCAAAGCGTTATCCGTCGCTGTCCGCACTGATGGATGATCTGGATGCGGAGGATGCCCATGCTTGATCTCGTCACCACCACACAGTTCCGCAAGGATTTAAAGAAGCTGCGTAAACGTGGAGCAGATATGCAAAAACTGGATGATGTCCTGCAAATGCTCTGCGCGGAAAAACAACTCCCTGAAAGGTATCGGGATCATGCTCTGGTTGGCGATTACATTGGTTTTCGTGAATGCCACATCATGCCGGACTGGTTACTTGTGTACGCCATCGACAAAGGAAAGCTGATTCTGACCGCTTCCCGCACGGGCTCGCATAGCGATCTCTTCTAGCCGATTCGTTGGAGTCGGCTTTTTATTTTGGTGCTTTCCGTTGATGAATTCGTTCATGGCACGATACGCAGAGCGACATCAAATTGCTCTCCTCATGTGTACCGCCGTCAGCAAGAGGTCTGATATGATGGACGAGCGTTGCGCGAACGTATCTCCCCCGCTCTTTGCATTTCTCACACAGCGGATGCCCGGCCAAATGATGGTCACGAATCCTGCGCCACACGTTGCCATACCTCTCGTGCTGATCGTACCCGCGCGTGAAATGCTCATAATGACGCTGCATAGTTTTCTCGTGCGTCTCGCAGTAGCAGCTTTTTCTGTCCGTAAGGTTCGGACAGCCTGTCATCCGGCAGGGTCGTTTCGGCTTTCTCGGCATCGCGCACCTCCTCGATGGCATCAAAAAAGCCCTCACGGAGAATTACTTCTCCGTGAAGGCTGATTCCATATCCTATTCTTGCTGAGTCTATCATATCACTGTCAACCCTATGAACGCAACGTGAACCTTTGTGAACTTATGTGAACTCAGATGCACTTTGCTGTCTTTTTTCCAAAATTTTTTCAACATCATCCAGAGCCTTGGCATGAATCTTATGCACCCATCGAATGCTGACGCTCATATCCGCTGCAATATCTTCCCATGATTTGAAGCTGTGGTAGCGACGCTCTAGTACCATCTGAGCGTTTTCGTCCGTGACCTGCCAGATTGTATTCATGATCTCGAGCTTCAGATTAACCAAACGGTCGATGTCCGCATTGATCTCATCTTCCGTGTCGGTCAGCCGCGCTATGATGTTTTCCATCCGCTGATTGTTCGGACTCGGACTCTTAGGCATGTCGCTGATGACGGCGCTCACATTTGTTGCCATGTCACGCAGCCGCGACACATGGGCGACCTTATCATTGATGCGCTGATCAATGTTCCGTGCCTGACTGAGATATTCTTTCGCCGTCATGCAAATTCCTCCTCCAACTTTTCAAGCAGCCACTCTCCGCCTATGCTTGTCAGCTGTCCGAACCATGCGGCACGAAAGAACCGCTCTGTCTCAGAACGCATCGCTGTCGCTGCAACATTCTCTGCGTCTTTGCCGAGTGCCGCCCTAGCCCACCGATAATCCTTTGCCGCCTGTTCGACGATGGCATTTGCCAGAATCTCATAACTCATCATGTTACCTCTGCTTTGACGGCTTCAATCAGTGCCGCCTGTGTCTTGTCCTTCTGCTTTAGGGCTCGAAGGATTCTCTCGTCAATCGTGCCCTCGGCGATGATGTGTTGTACCACCACTGTTTTCGCTGTCTGTCCCTGCCGATAGAGCCGTGCCACGGTCTGTTGGTACAGTTCCAAGCTCCATGTGATACCGAACCACACGAGGGTCGAGCCGCCGCTCTAAAGATTGAGTCCATGTCCCGCACTCGCAGGATGAATAAGGGCGATGAGGATTTCTCCACAATTCCAACGAGCAATTGCCTTGTCCGTATCCAGTCGGACACACGGCACGCGCTTTTCGATGCGCTCCGCATCATGCCGAAACCAATATGCCACGAGAAGAGGCTTGCCGTTCATGCTCTCGACAATATCCTCCAAAGCATCGAGTTTTCGGTCGTGTATATGCAGTGTACTTCCACCGTCGGTGTAAACCGCACCGCTCGCCATCTGCGCGAGCTTGCCCGACAAGACTCCGGCGTTTGCCGCCGTCACCTCATCACCTTTCATACGAATGACTAGCTCTGCGCACATATCGGCGTACATTTTCTTCTCTTCCTCATTCATGCGGACACTGTACGCACTCTCGATCAGCTCCGGTATTCTCAGATGGTCGGCGGCTTTCATGGAGATGGTGATGTCGACAATCTTCTCGTAAATCCGCTCCTCGGCTCCGGGCAAGGGGGCGTAGGAGAATACCACCTGCCCGTTACGCTTGTCCGGCATGAAGTAATCCTGCCGATACTTCGTGATGAACCTCCCCAGACGCTGTCCCATGTCGAGTACCTTGAACTCTGCAAAGAGATCCATCAAGCCATTGCCGGATGGCGTTCCCGTCAGTCCGATGACTCTCTTTGCCAAGGGACGAACCTTCATAAACGCCTTGAATCGCTTGCTGCTCCAATTCTTGAACGAGGAGAGTTCGTCAATCACGATGGCATCGTAGGTGAAGTCTGTTTTCTCCACGAGCCACGGCACATTCTCCCGGTTGATGATGTAGAGGGAGGCTTGCTTGCGAAGCGCATCCCGACGCTCTTTCTCTGCTCCGACTGCGACGGCATAGCGGAGGTGCTTCAAATGCTCCCACTTTCCGATCTCCTGCGGCCATGTATTCTGCGCCACACGAAGCGGCGTGATGACGAGAACGCGAGAAATCTCGAATCGGTCAAACAGCAGGTCATTCAGTGCCGTAAGGGTAATCACGGTCTTTCCAAGTCCCATATCCAGGAGTACGGCGGCAGTTTTATGGCTTGCGATAAAGTCGATGGCGTACTGCTGGTAATCATGCGGTATGAACTTCACGGGGCATCACCTCCAATCTCAACGGAATTCATTACCGAAACACTTCCTGAAGCACATCCACATGATAGGTGTTCACCATGCCGTATTTGGCATCGTATTCCTTGCCGATGTGATAGCCCTGCTTTCTGGACATCGCCGACGCTCTGCGTCCAAGTCTTGCGGTGGCATCCCGACTCACGCCACGGATTCCCGTGAGGTTGGCATAGCCGATGATGGTGTAGTGGTGCTCATCGATGGTCATCTGCTTGGACTCGACCTCAAGAAGCCGCTCGTCCACCTTGTCGATACGGGCATTTGCCGCCTTGATTGCCTTTGCCTGCTCCACCATTCGCTGTGCACTGTATAGCAGAAATTCCTCGGGCGTCATGTTCCTCATAGGGTTGAAGTAGCTTTCTTCCAGCTCATCGAAAACATCCCATGCCCGCTCGGTTCCCAGCATCTTGCTGTGGCGCGCCGCGCCTTGTTTCGTCCAAAGAATCAGAGACGGTGCGCGACTCCCGACAACTGACTCGATATTTTCGAGTGAGTCCTTGAAAGCCTTGAGATCAGCACCTTCAAGTTTGAAGTAATGTTTCCCCGCAATAAATCGCACACGGTTGTTGTTGAAGTTCTGCTGAATCTGCTTCGGGGCGCATCCATACGCCTCGGCAAGCTGCTCCGTGGTCATGACACGAATGCTGTTGTGTTCCAATACCGTAAGTTCATTCATGGTCGATTTCCTCCAATACGCTGTCAATCTGCTCGATTCCGTCAATCACATACACCTTGAATCCAAGCCGCCGAAGCAGCCTGTGCCGTGCCAACTGAAGTGGTCTCGGCTTCCTGCCCGGTGCTTTTAGTTCCACAAAGCCCATCCTGCCATGCGGCAGAAGTACCAGTTGGTCGGGCATTCCATCGAATCCCGGCGAGGTGAACTTCGGAGCGATGCCGCCCATCGCTCTGGTTCTTGCTGCAAGTTTCTGCTCAATGTGTTTTTCTCTCATCGTTCTCCCCTGTGACGACAGTGACTAAAAATCCTATGTGCGCGAATATGCGTGCGTTTTCCCCTTATGGGTATATATTTACTGTTTTTCTCTTATATAGAATTTACTGTCTTGTCCGTCACAAATCGTCATAACTGCCACGAAACACGGCAATGGAAGTGTGACAACTTTTACCTGCGTTGTCACACGAACCACCTTGTCACACCGTCTTGTCACATCTTTTTATAAAGCCGCTGAAGACCGTATATCGGAATACGCCGCCTCGTTTCAGGACGCGACCAGTCGGCAAGCCGTGCCATAATCGCAGATATGGCATAGCTGTCCGCAGGTTTGATGTCCTCCTTCGCTTTGCCGAAGCATTCGCACCATATCTCGATGTTGGAAACGGTCTCCCGGTGCATCGTTCCTTTGGCATTCAGGAGACCGTCCGGGTCTTGCACATAATCCCTTCTCTGATGCACGTCCATCGTGTCCCATGTCTCCGGCAGAAGCATATCGAGATAACGTGCGACAAGCCCTTCGCGGTCATCCTGCTCCATCGCCTCGGACTGTTCCTTTCTGGCATAGTCCTCCAAGGTGTGGTCGAGAAACAGTTCCTCTCCGGCATTGGAAAGAACGATGACCTCCGCCCAGATTTGATCCACCGTCTCTTGGCCAAGATCCCAAGGCTTCATTCTGCCGTCACCCGTAACCTTGACGTTCCAGAACCTGCGGTTTCCCGTAATGTCGCGAAGATACCCGTTCTCGCTGTTGGTCGTGCCGAAAAAGATGCACTGTCTCGGATGAGGTGTGACCCGTCTGCCGAAAGAGGCGCGGTACTTATCATCCTGCCTCGATACAAACGCCTTCACCTTCTCAAGCTCTGCTTTACGCATACCTGCCATCTCACCGATCTCGTGAATCCAGTAGCCCTGCAGCTTCTCCGCTGCCGTCTTGTCGTTCATGTCGGAAAGCGTCAAGCTGTCGGCGAACCACTCCATGCCGAGTTTGGCGATCAGCGTGGATTTCCCGATGCCCTGATTTCCGTTGAGCACTGTGATGTAGTCGAATTTGATGCCGGGATGATAGATACGCATATATGCCGCGCAAAGTGCCTTTCTGGTCACAGCGCGGACGTAGGCGTTGTCCTGCGCCCCCAGATAATCAATCAGGACGGTGTCCACTCTCGGCATCTCGTCCCACACCGGCAGACCGTCGAAATACTCCTTGATCGGATGGTAGGAGCGGTCATCTGCGGCCTTGGTCACGGCAATGTCATAATTTCTCTGTGAAAAGGATCCGTAGCTTGCGTCAATATAGCAGATGAGCTGTGCATCGTCCGCATCCCGCCAGAACCGCGCAGGATGTTTCCACGGAACCGCGCCGCGAATCTCCATGCCGTCCGCCAGCTGGTTGAACACGATGTTCTTCATGTACGGATCGTTCTCCATGATGAGCCGGATATTGTGGAGGTTGTTTTCCAGTACACCGTTCTTATTGCGCTGCAGACGTTTCTTCCACTCGTCATCGACAGATTCCGCAAAGTCTTTTTCTGCCTCACTCAGTCGCTCGTTTGCCGCCACGATCTTGACCTCATCCTGCCGCATGGCAAAATCGCACATGGCGCGGAAGGATGCCTTATCATCCAGATCACCGAACTTGTGGACGCGGACGATATCGAAGGCATTACAGAGTTTCAGATATGCCGGGTCTTTCGCATGGTGGGAATAGACAAACTTTTCATCCTTGATCTCCACGCCCGCAATGCTGCTGGAAGCGATGAGATGCCAGCGGCTTTCGCTCTCGGTCGGCTCGTATACGCCGGCAAGAAAGGTTTCAAGAGCACGGGTGACAGGAAAGAATACCCGGTTGAAGATTCCGACTGTGCCTTCTTTTTCAAGAGGATCCTGCACCTTCTGCTGCGTGACCTGATTCGCCTTGCTCTCACGAGAGGATGTGGGAAGCCTCGTCGGATCCGTCCATTCCGGGTGCGCCGACAGGATCGCATCCGGGTCGAGCCATTCCTTTTCCACTTCTTTGAAGACAAATACGCCGTTCTGCGGAGACGACGGCCAGTACATCAGCTGATTCGGCTGATAGGAGCATTCATCGAAAAAGTCAATGCCCAGCATCTGCGCCAGATACCTGGATACTGCCACGAACTCCTCCGAGGTGACATCCCGCAGCAGCGGGAATACCAGTCTTACGCGAGGATTCGCCTCCGTACTGGAATGCGTGGTGTAAAGGCATGAAGTGTACGACGCATTTGTTTCATAGTCATCGAGGAACGCTTTGTCAATACGGTCGCCGTCCAGAGCGATCATCGAGCGCAGTTTCACGGCATCAACCTTGCGGCGACCGCCTTTCAGCGCACTGCCGACAAATCCGCCGTGGTCTTTTGCCACATCTCTCTGTGCCTTTGACATCTTTGCGTATTCTTCCGCAGATTCCGCTGTACGGATGGTGACCTTGAGCCGCTCCTTCAAATCCTCGTACCGAATGGTTTTATTCACCCAATTCTTTGCCTGACGGCTGTTTCCGTAGGCAATCGCCAAGTCTCTCATCCTGATACCTCCTCGCATTTGGTTGTGAAATAGCGGATGTTCTTCCGCAGCCTCTTGGCATGAGCAATCTCCGTTTCCATGCCCTCGGTGATCTTCTCGCCGAACACCCAGACCTCGCCGCACAGCCTCAGAAGCTCGAAATTCATATCCATCGCTTTCTCCCGCTCATCTGCCTCCGACAGAAACTGCGGGAAATACAGATGCGGGGCAATCGGAATGCGCCCCCTGCTGACAGCGAACTTGCAGTACTGCCGCGCCCGCATGACGTTGACGTGCGGGCTGTCCCGGTAGGGCGAGCAGATGTAAGTGAACCGATTCTGTCGGAATACTTTAGTGAGAGCAGCATGCGCCGTTGGGTCGGCGTAGCCCTCGTGGTTTCTGCGCTCGATCATTTCTCACACCGCACCTTTCGGCTGCATTCGGTGCAGCAGATTGCGGTGCCGAATAGGTCAAACTCCGCATCGCCGAAAAACTCGTTGAGGTCGACAGGCACTTCCGCACCACAGCGCGGACAATGGCAAAAGACATTCTCATCGTTGATTTCCACCGTGACCTCCATAGCATCGTTGATGTTTTCCTTAACATAGAACATAAGGTTTCCTCCCTTTGAAGACTGGTTAATCCCTGTAGGGCAGATCACCCCCCATCCACTATCAGAGCAGATGGGGATTGTGCCCTCTAAGTAGTAGCCACGGGAACGGGTCAAAAGGGACGTTTTTCAAAAATTTCCCTAAGTTTTTTCTCAGCTCGCTGCAGACGGTGATTCACGGTGTTGGGCTTCTGCCCGATGGATGCGGCATATTCAATGCAGCTCATGCCGTCAAGATGAATGGCGATAATCATCTCGGCGTAGTCGGGCTTCAGTGCAGCACGGATTTTCGCCCGAACCTCCTCGTCTTCCCATTTCTGCTCACGCATAATCTCGTCCTTACGGAAGATGCGGCTGTCCCTAACCTCGGTCATAAGCGGTTCGTAGATTTCCTCCTCGCCCTCCTCCGGCATGGCTACGGATGTACCAATGTGCCGTTGATACTTGCGCCAATTGTTGTATTCGCGGGTATTCATGATGTCAAACATCTCCTGCACAGTGTGCTGCACCTATTGACCTTATCGCGCCTCTCTGGCGGGGCTTCAGCGAGTCGCTGCTCGTAGTCAGCCTCCAGCATAAGCTGGTAATCCCCATCGGGGATTTCGATGGTCGTGTAGTGACGATGCCCGTTTTTGATGTTACTCTCATAAATCACTTTGATCTTCATTGTTTTGCGTTCCTTTCGTTCTTGCCGAACGGCGGAATGCAAAACGCACGGGCTTTGGTATCTGAAAACAGGGCACGCGAAAGCACGGTGGGTGCGTACAGGATTCTGACAGGCTTATGTGCTGCCAGAATCCCTGATTGCATCCCGCCGTCTTATGGCCATCTCAGACAACAGATTGACTCACTCAGAGAAACTGGATTTTCTTGTTTTCATCATCTCCCCTCACTACATACCGAAAAATTCAATCCCCTCAACAGAAAGCGGACACTTCGAGCTGTTTTGGTCACCACTTCTGAAAGGACAGTTTCGACTATTTCCAGCGGAAGGAAATGTTCCTCCACTATCCCTCTGGACATATTTGAGCAACTTGGCCCAAAATTTTTAGAAATATTTCCATGAACGCAAAAAGCCGGATGACGATAAAGCTCTCGCTTTACCCTCATCCGACCATTCGGTAGCTCATAGCAGCTCCATTGCTCGGTATGTTGGTGTTATGTTCAGACTGCCTGTTGCATCGATGATGTACTGTATCCCGAATCGTTGAGTTTCTGATAAAATTAACACCTTCAATCCTTGTAACAAACAGGCATCCTGCTCTCAATCCGCAGATTTCGCCGTTATTGTAAACACGCAAAAACTGCTGACATCTCTCCATGTCGGAAAAGATCTCAGCAGTTTTACATTTGTATGAAATTCATGCTCCAGGAATCGCTGATAAAATAGACCCTCAGATTGGCGTAGATTTTTCGTCCGAACAAGGAGGCAAACCGGACGCATAGCCAAAGCTATGTGGAGGATTTGCCGACAAAGTTCGAGCAAAAAAGATGCGTCAAGATGACGCGGCTGAATTTATCAGCGCTTCCCTAATACGAATCCACGCTTTCCCGTCGATTCGTAAGCGGCTTGTGCCCATAATGAGCAAGGCAAAGGTTCACCTGATCGACATTGTATTTGCGATGCACAATGAAGAACTCAACGATAAGGTCGCTCTCGCTGCTGTGTGAGAGCGTATAGCCCGCACGCCGCAGAAGATCCTGCGCATCCACAAGTGACAGATGCAGGGCAAGCGCAAAGGCGAGTGCCGTCTCCTTCGTCGGATGATAGTTCTTGTCCGTCCGAATCTTGGAGAAATGTGCCTTTGTCACGCCCGCCTTCGTATAGATCTCGGAGGGCTTTCGCCATGTGCGCTCGATGAGGATAGAGAAGATGCTCCGAAAAGGAATCCTCCATCTTTTTGAGCAGACCATTGATCGCCCCCAAGAGGTCAATGGATGACGCGCGTGGCCCCGCAAATGTACGCAGGTCATCCATGCGCAGATGCCGCGTTTTGCGCTCTACTTCGTAATGTGCATCAATGTATGACGCAAGTGCGGCAAGAAGTCGTTCATCCATTCGCTCTGCACTCCATTCCGAGCCAACTTGCAATCCCCTGTGGGATGGGTGCAACCTCCTCGCCAAGCTGCGCCGTCAGCGCAGGATATTCCTCTTTGGCAACATCATTGAGGAAAAGCGTCTCAAGATACGCAGTCGCCCTTGAACTTCCCACGTAGATGAGGCGTTGACTGGTCGAATCGGTGAGCCTAGATACGCACACATCCACGAGGAGAACGGCTTTCGACTCAAGCCCCTTGTAGCGGCGCACCGTTGTGAACCAGAGTTTTCCCTCCTCCGGCTTGTGAGAAACAGGAATCCCCGCGAGCTCGGTTAGAGAGCCGAGCACAGATTTTGCGAGCGTCGATACCGTGAGGATCACGATATCCCTCAGCTCCAATCTCTCCGCGCTGCGCATACGGCGCACAAAGTCAGCCGCCGCATCTACCAGAGCCTTTCGATCGGGCACAAAGACCGCACATGGACGCTTTCCGTGAACATCACTTAGGTAGTTTTTGTGTCTGCGCTCGATGAAGCTGCCCACCGTCCGCCCGATCTCCGCTGTATTGCGGCAGTTGCGGTAGAGCACGAGACGGCAGTCCATGTGCGCGTCAATCCATGCCGGTGCCATCTGCAGTGCCTGTCCTTCGACACGGCGGGAAAGGATCGTCTGCCCGCGGTCATAGAAGAGGTAAAAAGCACCGCCATAAAGTTCTGCGAGCATCGCGAACTGTTCCAGAAGCGCACTCGGGAAATCCTGCGCCTCATCGACAATGATATTGGGATATGCCCACTCCGTCCCATCATATTCGTTTTGGAAAAAATCTTCGAACACCCGCAGCACCGTCTCAATGCGAAACTCCCGCCCCGTCATCAGCTCCTCCGCAAGCGTGCGCTCGTTATGAATCGTGATGTTCGCGTCCCAACGGCACGAACGCAGACGCTCCAGCAGAAACTCATTGAAACAGAGATAGAGCACCTTCTGCCCCTCGCGTGCAAGCATCCGCGCCTTCTCCGCTGCGAGCAGACTCTTGCCCGTCCCAGCCGCGCCGTGGATCGCGGCCGTGCGCTGATCTCGCAGATACTCAAGCAACGCGAACTGCGCGTTCGTCAGACGTGCCGTCGACTGCTCTACCGCCGCCGACACAGAGGAAAGCGTCTCCACGATACGAAACACGGGCTGCAGGATGCGAATAACCTGTTGAAACTCTGCCTGAGACTGTGTACGCTCCGGAATGTGAAGTATTCTGCGCCAATACGCGTATATATGCTCCAACATCTCCTTCGGATCGCGCAGATCGTCCGCATCGAGGATGATGTCACGCGGCGACTCAAGCGGGAGCGGCTTCCCCTGCGGAATCTGAACCGACGTGAACCAGACCGCCTTTCCTACGAGCGGAACATTCTGCGGCAATCTTCGGCGCAGCTCCGCAAGCACGCGCCGACAGCTGTTCTCCGCCTGTTGAAATGGATAGATCACATGTGTCTCACCCGTGTTGCGGTTCGTCTGCTGCCATGCGCCGCCTTCGTAGGCAATCCCGCCCGCCTTCACCTCAATCGCGAGAATGCCGTGACGGGGGTGGAGGACGAGAAAGTCCGCCTCCCCCTGCGCCGCCGTCCGAACACCATCGCCGAGCCAGCAGTAGGAGTGAAACACCGTATAGTCATCCCCGAGCATCTCGAGCGCATGATAGGCAAGCCGCTCCCCCTCGCTCCCGTGAAAATCTCCTACGAATGCGGGATAGAATCGTGCCATGGGTGTCCTCCACTAAAGAAAAATAATCTTGCTTAATCTGATTCATTCATCTTGCCCTGTGCAATTTCAACATACGTCCGAAGAAGCGTGATCATATCATCAAAGGATAGATGCATCTCCGTCGGGATAGCATCCGTTGTATAAGATGTGCCGTTGGTAAAGTCAATATGGATATATTTATTATCATTGATCTGAGGCGAAGTAATTTCTACAATTTCATCATAAAAAAATTGACGTGCACAGCCTTGAATCATAAGCACAAACGAATCATCGGTAAACGCTGTCCCGAATGTCCTCGAAGGATCGATCTCCAAATAACGTACATTGTCACAACCGATTCCACAGAATATCTGAGCAACGTCTTCCTTTACTTCCGCAGATGGGTTTTTTATAGCACCGATATTCCAGACGGATTTCCCCTTTAAGATGTCCACTATACAATTCTCATACGAAAGACAGAGAACAGAATTGCTGACAAAGATTTTCTTTTCATCCAATTCGGAGCGATCGTAAACGGCACAATGAACAAGAGGTTTTTTGAGTATCCCCACATAGCTGATATTCTCTCTGTCATGAGGAATAGTGAACTCATCGCCATAGAGGTAAATGACGGACAAGCCCTCATCTACAAGGCTCATCAGATCATCCTGATTGAAAGCGGTGCAATAGGCATTCTGCAAGTAAGAGGAAATTGCCTGCTCCAATTTCTTTCTTTTTTCCAAAATAACGTCAATATTATCCGAGACACGTTCTGCCAT